AAGAAAGAAGATTCACGCCATAGTCTTGTGGCATTTTTAAATTGTGAAGACTAGAGTAGTTTTCTAACACACTAGCATGTGGTTTTAGTGTTAATGACTTGTTCAAATGTAATGTTTTGAGCTTCACTTTTTAAAGCTTCAAACTCTGTAACACCAAGAGCTTTCTGTAACAATTTGTTTAGATTTTGTTGGTACTTTTGTTTAACAAATTCGCTATTATTTAGCGTTATATTTGTTTGTATTTTTTGTAAAAAAGTATCACAAATTTGTTTCTTTCTCTTGATTCTTATCAGCCAGTCAGAGTCAGGTTTAAGACCTTGCGAATGTTTTTCGTGAGCTATTTCTGCCATGCTTTCATTCATGGTTTTAATAGCTGTTTCAAGTTCTTTTTCTACAAGCTCTAGTTCTGGATCACTTAGTTTTTCAAGCTCATCAATACTAATAACCTTCTTAATCGTTTTACTGTTGAAAGTTAAAGCCATGAGATAAAGATAAGAGATAAACCAATTCTAAGGAATTAGCTTGTTAGGTCGGATCTAGTCTCCTCCTTTCAAGAACTTTCTGCATTTTAGGTTCTCTTCTAAGAAACTTTTTAGCAGCTACAACAGAGATTGCGCTAATAACGCTGCTGATAATTAAAGGTTGCATCATTTTTTTAGTTTGATTTTAGCTGAGTTTCAGGGAATGGTTGGAGTTGAGATTGTTCTAAACAATAACCTTCCACTTTTCCTATCGTTTTCAAGTTTTCAGGCTTAATAAAACTCTCTTTCTTGACGTAACCCTTTATATCAACCTGATTGTCTGTAACGATACATAAGACATACATATCAACATCTGGATTAACTTTTTTAGTTGCTAAAAGATGACCATTCCTTATGTGCGTAGACTTGATGTCATAGGAAACAACTCTAAAATCTTTAAGTGGGATTTTCCCGTCACAACTTCCACTTCTAGGAGTTAGGCCAAGATCAGGAAAAACATTGAATTGTTTTGCAAAAGCATATTCAGCCATGAATCCTTGGACATCAGCATTGCTTCCATCTTGTTCACCTACTTTTTGATCTTTTACGTTTGCAGAACGAGCAATTAAAGATCTCATCCTTCCTATACATTGGCAAACTAAAATTTCAGAAGGAGTTAATTCAACAATCATGTATTTAAAACAGTAAAAAATTTAGAAGTACACTCTTAATCGTGGAGTGTGAGCGATTGAAATGAGGCGAAAAGAAACGAGGGGTGACGATGTGAGATGAGTCGAGCCGCATAGGGTCGCTAAGGCAAAAAGTTGAAAGTACAATTCTTAGTCGTTGAATTGAGAAGCGATGGAGTTGAATTAAGTTGCGAGGATGTGAAAGGCGATAAATTGAATCGTTTGGAAGTGCAGGGAGGCGATGCGAGCCGCATTGAGGTGAGCCGATTTCCCAGTCATAACCACGTAGGGCTTGACTGAGTTGAAACACTTTTAATCGTGAAGTGTGAACGATGGAGTTGAGTGGAATGGATGCGAGCGGAAAGGAAGCGAATAGCACTGAATGGAGCGGAAAAGAAGCGAATAGCAGGACGACGCTAAGTCAAAAAATTAAAATGCACTTTTATTCGTAAAGTGCGAACGATTGAATAGGGCCGATGTGAGGTGCAAAGAATAGAAGTGAACTGAGAAGAACCGAGAAGTTAAGTGTCGAACCGAACTACGTTGACAGGAGCAGACAAGAATCGAAACGATGCGAGTTGCCGAGAGTCGATTGCCCATCTTTACCACGAAGGGCTGATGGACATGAAACCAATTCTTAATCGTGGAATTGGTAAGCGATTGCGAGGCGATGAAATGAGCCGAGACGAATCGTATCAAGTGGAACAGAATCGAACTGTGCAGCTAAGTCAAAAATTTTTAGGATGCACTTTTAGTCGTGAAGTGCGAACGATGGCAAGGCGATGCGACTGAGAGGAGTCGAGCTGCGATGAGACGAGGTGCATTGATGGGCGTTGCGACGCTTGGCATCTGTAACGATATGAGACGAGGCGAGCAGCGATGGATCGCTAAGTCAAAATCTTTTTTAAAAATGCACTCTTATTCGTTGAGTGCGAGCGATTGCGTTAAGAAGAATCGTTAGGAAACGAGTCGAGCAGTTCCGAATCGAACAGTTTCGAGGCGAGGCGCAATGGGTCGCTAAGAATCAGGTGGCATAAGCTTTGATGTCTTAATGACAGACTTAGGCAAGGTTTGACCTTTCCTTGTTGCCTGTAAAGACTGCTTTCTTGCCCCATCCGCAGCAGCAGCGATAAACGCATGATGGATTTGTTTAGTCTCCAACTTGCGTCTTTCTGATTCGTTTAAATTGTCAACGTCAATGTCAGTAAGTAACCTTCTGGCATTTTTACGTTGCTTCTTAATACCTGCTGTTGCTTGTTTCGCTAAGTAATCAGGTGCTTCTTTATCAGTAAGAATCCTAAAAGTAGTTTCATCTTCTACTTTTTCTTGCTTGATAACAATGGGCTGATTAATCTCTGCTCTTAATTTTGTAATTTCATCTTTAACCCAAATCCAAGAGAAAGCATCAAAATCTTTATCAGGATTATGATGCTCCCAGAACTCAAGAATTTGCAATTCTGAAATGGAAGAACCTTTTTCAAGGCTCCTCCAGTCAATTGGATGAATAGTTGAATCAGACATCTAGACCTACCTCCTCTAATTCACCAGCAGTAAACCTCCCATGTCTCGGCCTCCATGTGCCAAGACCTTCAGCTTTACCAGCCATTTTAATAATCCTCCTAAGCTGAGAAACACTTAAAATTTCATCATCAACAGTCAAGTTATAAGTAACTTGCCAAGTTGGAAACATTAAACGATTCACCCATACACCCCTAGAGGTGAAAGCTGCTAATTGAAATTTAGGTGTCCGAGAATTGAACATTTCAACAGCATCTTTTGGGCCGTCATATTCAATGTCTGGGTCGTTAGTGACAACAACAGAACGAAGAACATCTTTACCTAATTTCCATTTCGTAGCTGCATTTCTTAAACAGCGTTGAAAATTAGCACCTGGAAGAATTGGATTAGCGAATCCTTCAAAGTCAACGGTGTTCTCTGTTTCGTTAACGTCAATTTCACCTTGCTTGTCCCAATATCCTGAGAAGACCCAATCAAGAGTCCTTAAAGCACGATGATCTTCATCATTCTTTTTCTTCTTTGAATGGAAGAAAGCTTTTTGCTTAGAACCTTCTCCTAATGGATCGGAACTTTGCACGTTTGAACAAAGTAGAGGGCCATCGCTCTCTAGTGTTACTTGGAAGCCTTTTAAAGCCATAGATAAGTGAACCTTAACGGTTTTGTAAGTGATAAGCCCTTAACAGGCATGTACTTAATATATCCCTAGGGGTAACTTAGTGCAACCCCTTGTAACAAAAAAGTAATAAAAGATCGGGCAGATTATGAAGGTGCTTTGCGTGACCTCCTTGTATCCTTTCTGAAAATTCCATCCCAGTCTTGTATAAATACAAGCTACCCGACCATTAATTAGAACCAGTTTGAGTTTTCTTTACTTGTTTCAGGAACAGAAGGTTTAGCAGCATCTTTATTTGCGCTAATAGATTTGCCTTCGTTTACTTCCTGTTGCTTTTTCCAGTCGCTAGTAAGTTGCAAGCCTAAATACTTCTTACCTGCTTTTGACTCATTCATGTATCCACTAGCTCTTAGTGGTACAACTTCCTGCTTTGTGTAATCGTCATAGTCAGGTGTTGCATGAGTTAAATACTTGATTAAATCAGGTAACTCACTAACAGGAATATTTGCTATCCCACCAAATTCGGGATATTTTTTTGTTGCATCGTACTTGTCCTTACGAATCCTTTTGTGATCTTCTGCTGATTGTGGAAATACTGAGAGTTTAATGTTGAACATGATAAAAGTTAAGAAACAGTTGCTTGGGTGTTGGCTTGTTCGTAGTCCTCTACATCAGCCATTTTGTAGAGAATTTTTCCGTTGATTTTGATAAATGGTGGCCCTTGGCCTTGGCCTCTCCACCTAATCAAACTTTTACGGTGCATTTGCCATCGTTCGGCAAGCTGCGTATCAGTTAGAAATTTAGAACTCGAAGTCATCTTTGGCCTCTTTAGGAATTTGTTTGTCCTCTACAACGAGAGGCTCAGTTTCTTTTGGTTGTGCGATAGCAGCCTCATGGGGTGTGTTAGGCACAGTTACATTCACAGGTTGGATGTCAACTATTTCATCCTCAGTTTGTATCCCAAGAAG